TTCTTTTGTTTGTTGTAGAGAACCAAGAGCTCGTGAAGATACGCCTACTTGAATATCATTGTTGATAAAATTCTCTACAATTTGTCCATATGGTGTACCAAGAATAAGTGCTTTACCGTAAAAGGTGTCACCATCTTCTTCAAGAGAAACTATCTTATGAGATACTCGCTCAAGATTAATTGATGGGGTATCTGGATGACCTAATTCACCAAGAGCACGATTGGTGTTGATGAATTCTTCTGTATAACGATTGACTTCATTACGAAGTGTATCCATTTTATACATACGATTATTTTTGTTGACTTGATTGCCAACTAAGAAAGTGCCTTCAATATAAAGCCTTCTCTGACCGTTTTCAGTTTTTTCGGTAAGATACTTTACACTTTCGATTGTTTCGGTAATGAGTTTCATGTTACATGAATCCTACAAGTGAGTTTGCATAAGAAGCAATTTTTGATAATTCTAAGAATAATGTTCCTCCAGTTGTAACTGTAATTACTACATTTGAGGTACTATTATTTGCAATTGAATAACCCCATTCATCACCACGAAATTCACCTGCATTGTGTAGTGTAGCAATCGTATTGCCATTACGAACAATAGTAATGTTTCCATTTGTAGACCAATTAATTCGTTTGATACTAGCCGAAGTTACAGTTTCATCTGCATTGGTTGAAAGAGCAGAAATATTGGCAAAATATGTGCCAGTGCCCTCAACACGAACAATTGATGCTGAACGGAGTGTATTTGTGATTTCGATTGCCATTTATCTTAGTCCTAATGATGCTCGTCTTCTCATTGATAATTTTCTTTTAAACAATGATCGGCGAAGTTTAGCTCTTCTAGTTGTTTTCCATGACCGTTTCAGTAAACGGGCTTTCCTTAATCTTTCTGTTGCAGGTATTCTTCTTACTGTATTACCTGCAATTCTATATCCTTTAATACCAGATCGTCTACGATTTCTTTGTACTACAATACGACCTTTAGCATTTCTTCTAATTCTACGGCGAATTCTTGTGATTCTACCCATCTTAACTAAATTTGGGTTTCTCTTTTCATCAAGAACTTCTATTTCTTCATAGTTATCAGCTGCAACATATACTTTTGCTTCTGATAATCTTTTTTCAACTATTCTACTTAGAAGAGCAAATATTTCTTTTTTTGCTTCAACCAAGTTATTATTTACTATATATTCTACAAATCTCATTTCATTTTACTAAAAGCAAAATCTGCAACTTTGGTTAAATGTGCAGGAGATTTATGTACCATATCAGATAATTTCTTTTTGTTTTCATCATTTACTGCTTTATGTACTTGAGTAATTGCCGATGCAGTATAGTGATCAACTTTTCTTGTTTGACCATTTGCAAACTTAACTGTGTTTGCTTGTTTATTGGCAACAATTTTATGTAATTGATCCATTACAGATTCTTCAATAGTTTCAACTTCTTCAGCCTGTAACGGTGAATCAATTTTTGGTCCATACGGTATAGAAAAATATTTGTCTAACTTTTGATTATAATAGAGTGCAACTTTAGTTTTATTTGGATACTGACGAATTGCTTTTCGTTTCAACAATAATACAAATGGTGGATCATCTGTTTCAATTGCCTCATCAATAATCTCAAATTCTTCTTCAACATTATTTTCTTGTTGATAACCAACATCACCTACTTTAACTCTATGTGCTCTTACTTTACGACCAGATGATGATACTTTAACATCTGCCGTATCTAAAATACTTTCTTCTATTTCATTATCTTCTCTTACTGCCCGGCGAGTTTGTTGAAATAATTGTTTATTATTTGTAACAACATCTACCATTTTATTTAACAACTCTTGAACAATTGCTCTATCGACAGCCGTTAACACAGGTTTATCTTCTCTCATCTTATCTAATACACGATGAATTTTTTGCAACTGTGTCTTGTTTGCCAAACCGGCACGAACAAGCATATCAAACTGTTTATAGTCTGGCTTTTCTTCTTCTACAATAGTTTTAAATTCTTGTAAAGATTTCATTCTTGTTCTATTGGTGTGTCTGCGGTATCTTGTACTTCAACTTCTTCTTCTGGTGTATCACCATAAAGACCTTTTGCAATTTCTTGTTTCTTAGAATCAAGAGCCTCAAAAGCTTTAGCAGAAAGAACATTGTTTAAAATTTCTTTTGCCTGTACTACATTACCTTCAGCCGCACTTTGAATAAATTGATTAATATCCATAATTATTTCCTTTATTGTCTATTTAGTACAGAAGAGTACCGTTCAGTTTGTTTGTCTAAATTTGGCGTATCTGATTCAACTGATGCGTCATCTATGGTGTTATCAACTGGTGGATATTCATCTGGTGATGCAGGTGTTTCTTGACCTTGTTGCATTGCTGGTCCACCATTACCTTGTTCTTCTTCTATTTCTTTTTCCATTTCTTCAATTTGATCATCAGACATTTGAAGAATATTTTTCTTAACCCAATGACTTGAATAATATCTTCCAAGGAATGGGTCAACTGTTGCAAGAAGATTTACTCTTTCTCTCAACAATTCGGCATCACGCAACTCAGTAAAGTTATTATCTTTCTTGTATGAATAATAAATGTTTTCTTTAAAATCTTGCCATTCTTGTTGCGTACAAATACCTTTAAGTGCCAATTGAATACCAAGCGCATTGTCAAAAATTTGCGAAAACTTATTACGCAAACGAACAATAAACTTGTTGAATTTTACTTCTTCCCTTGTAACTTCTGTTGTACGACCAAGACCAATCATACCACCTTGTTGTGGTTCTAAACGAGAAATTGGAACATTAAGAGATTGTAAAAGTTTCTTTTGAAAATACTTTACATCTTCAAGTTCACCAAGATTTTGTCCAGCTGGCAATGTTGTAATTTCAGTACCTTTACCACCTTCTCGGCGAGGTAACCAAAAGTCTTCGAGCATCGAAAGATGTTTACGATCATCACGCAACTCACCGGTGTTCGCATCGTAAACCATTTTGTTTCGATACTTAATCATAATATCTTTTAAGTATTGTTCGGCTTTACCTTTTGGTAAATTACCTACATCAATGTAAAATATACGGCGTTCTGGTGCTCGTGATAGGCGATAGATAACAACCGCATCTTCAATCATTCTTAATTGATTGAGTGGTTTAATTGCTTTGTGTAGATATGAAATGACAAATGTGTTTTTGGCATCCATCAAACCAGAATTTACATTAATGATTGAATCTGGTGCAATACGAACACCTGCATTTACTTGTGCGGTATAAGTTTGTGTTGTTGTACCACGATCATTGAACACATAGTATTCAGCAACTGATTTAATAATTTGAGCGCCAGTTTTTGGATCTCGATCTTTTTGTATTTCACGCACTTTACGAATTTTGCGTGGATCAATGTATCGAAGTTCTTGTATTCCTTCTTTTGGTTTTTTCTCATCAACTACAACTTGAAAGTAAATGCGACCATCAATATACCATCTTTTGAAAAGATCATCAGCCAAATTTGAAAAATTCAACATCTTTAAAATGTTTTCAAATTCTTCAGTAATTTTCTTTTTAACTGTTTCTGGTTGTTTTAATTTATCAAGAATAATATCAACTGTTCTACCAGAAACATCATGTGTGATTGATTCATTGACAATATCATCAATTGCCTGATCTAACTCTGGATGATTTGACATCTCCCGATATCTTGTAATGAGTTCTAATTCATTACGAACTGCACCTTCTAGGTCAACATATGTACCATAGTGTGCATTTTGAGAGATGGTAACTGCACCATCATCCATAGCTTCAGTAGGAAGCGTGAATGCTGGTTGCTCAGGCGGTTGAACCTGAACAATGTCTTTTGAACCGAGAGTGAACCCGAAAAGTTTAATTGCCATTAAATATCCATTCTAAAAAAATAATAGAGGGAAGAAATCCCTCTATTCTTACACAACACCGTCTTCGACTGATTCCCACCATTGATAAGAGAGTGATACAGAAAACTCTTCAATGGTATCATTTGAACCCCAATCAACATCGATTGGCGTAAGATCAGTTGGAAACAAACCAACAAACTTATATCGTTTGATTGTATCGCCTTTTTTACCAAATTGACGAACATCACCATCAACTGTATATCCTCCTGGAGCAAGTGCTAAAGGATTACGAACATTGAGATTGTGTGAATTAATACCATTCATCCAACGCTCAAAGGCATTACGAATAACGAAATCTTCATCATTGATGATTGAAATTGTCCAGTCGGCAAAAGTTCTATTGCCAACAAATTTTAATTCACGACCGAAATATTGAACTGGCACAACACCTAGCGAAGCGCCAGGTAATTGTGCAGTCTTACACATAAATGTAAGTTTTGTTTGTGCGTTCCCTGGTGCAGAGAACGCAGGGAAGGGCATAGAAACTTCAAATAGGTTTGGCCGAGCGCCATCACCTTGCATTTGAGCTCTAAATTCGTTTACTGAAAATGCCATTTAGTTTTCTCCTGTTTCTCTATTTATTAGAAGCTTCCAACGATTTCATCGAAACTTACGCCAGTTCT